GGCGATTGTTCCGAGCGTGACCGCGCCGCTAGGGCTTGTACTGAGGCTGTCCACGTATCCGGCCTCGCGTCGCCTGTTGAAACAAAAAGCGTTCGAGGCGGCCGCGCATTGCGTCAAAAATGCGGCGTCCAATGCGGTAGCGGTTCCGATACCTAACCAATCTTCAATGTTGGTAGCGGTAATCCACGTACACGCGGTCGCTGCGTAGGTCAATGTTCCGGTTGCGGCTGCGCGTTCGACGTCGGATCCGGTACACGCCACCAACACTTGATTAGCGATAGGTATTAGCGGGTCATAAGTGAGGTCGCCTTGGTCATCTACACCGGTAAACAAATATTGCGGCAGCGCTCTCACGGTAAACGTGCCGTTAAAGGGCGCCCCGACGCCGGCGATAGTCACGCTATCACCGACGTTTAATGGGTCCGCGTTGGTCAACAGTTCAACTACTGCGTAGTTGTCGACCAATTGTTTATGGGTTATTTGTGCTGCCGCCATGGCGGGTAACCCGCCTTTCGGTTAAGCGTTAACCAACTTAACAAACTTGGTTGCGTCTGCCATAAAGGCTGCCGCGTAACCGCGCCACGAAATAGTGCGGCCCAAGATTGACGGAACATCAACGCTAATAGCGCCCTTTTGCTGTTCGTAGAATTCGAACCCGGCTGCCGGGCCGGCTGCGTGACCGATAACGCCCGAAAGGGTTCCGGTGGTGGTTCCGCCCGCCATGTTCTTGTCCACGACAAGCACAAGGCCCAACGGGTTTCCGTTCCACGACGTAGCCGAGGACGTGCCGAGCGCGTTTTGACCAATGAGGTTTGGTGCGCCGACGTATGGAAAAACCGGGGCGCCCGTGGTGGTTGTAAGCATTCCCAATTTCGCCCACGTTACCGGCGACACGAAATAATGCGTCGGCAGATAGTTGGAACCATTGGAAATCTGATATGCGGCGCCGTAAATGGCTTCGATAACAGCCTCGGGGTCGGTCAAATCGGTGACGGTTTCCGTCTGCGTGACGCCGCTAACCATGGTGTCGACGGCGTAATTGTCGGTGGCCTGACCATAGGCGATTGCCAACTGGTTAAGCACGATGTTAAGCGACGCCGGATCTGACCAATCCATGTCCTGTTCGGACATGGTGACGTACGTACCAAAAGTTTTCTTGGTGATATCAAAATTCGCAACGGTGACGGTGGACGGGTCAAGCGTGTTCAACTGTCCGGTTGGCTGTTCGGTCACGGTTGGACGAACAGTAATTTTTGGACGGCGGAACGTCGAACCTGCGCCCGGCATGGCGCGAACGCCAATAGCCGACACAAAAGGCCTAATCGGGTTAAGTCCGTCGTACGGGCTACCCACGATTTCTTCCGGCAAGATACCGGGCGTGTCGCCAGTAGTGATATCGGGCGCTGCTGCCTTAATGCGCTCGTTCATGATTGCCCAACGGGATCCACCGTCGACCATTGCCGCGATATATTCGGCGGGGCTTGGCAACTTGAAACTACGTGGCTGCGCGTACACCGGCGCAATCGCGGCGGCTTCAATAACGGCGGGGGTTTCTACTGGCTGTTCCATTTCGTGGTCCTTTTCCTGTTGGTCCTGTTTTTCATTATTACCTAAATCTTCGTCGGTTTGTGGGATAGTCGCGGCGACCTTTTCGACAACCGCGGATTTAAACGCACCGTAGGGAACTAACGACAGTTCTTCCCACACGGCGGCTTTAACGACCATGGTTCCGTCCTGTTCGTAGGCAAAATCGACTGGCACAACGCCAACCGAAACCGCGTCCAAAACGCCGTCCGAGGCTAAAACTAAGGCTTCGTTGCCCTCGATTGTTTCCGAAATTTTGGCTTCAAACATGACGGAATTACCGACAAGTTCTCGGGCCGTGACGACGCCAACGGGGCGGGCGCTGTCGTGGTAAAGATACATTTTTGGTTTCTTGCCCTCTAACGGTAAGGCGCCTGTCTCAAAACGGACCTTTTGGCCGTCGGAAACGGTCGCGGTTTCCCCATAGGTCAATGCGACGCCGGCCAACGTCCGGCGAGGCAGTTCACCGGGCGCGGCGGCGTCTAGCGTCAATTCTTGCGGCGTCAATCTCAACATAATTAAGCCCTACTTTCCTGCGTATTTTCTTCAACGTAAATTTCGTTTGTCTCGCCCATAAGCGTTTCACCTAAATAACTTTCAACGTCAAACTTTACGTAAGTGCCGCGCGGTAGCACGTTGTCGCTCGACAATGTTTCCGCAATACAATCGGCGTACACCTTGGCACCAAACATATATAGATCCATGCGGGCCTGTTCGCTTGATTGGTATGAATATGCGCCGGTGGAAACGCCGACAAGATACGGCGGAATGTTTGCTAGGCGCGCCATTTCAAGCGCCTGATAGTTAGCGGCCTCAATAAGTAGCATTTTGTCCGGGGTCGCATTGTTGGGTACAACCTCGACAAATTCGTTTACCGCTGCCGTCGAATTAGACAAACGCGCGTTATCAAACGCCGCGGCCATGTCCGCCAATTCCTGTCCCGACATGGGTTCTCCGCCAACTTGACGCAACGTAACCGCCGGTTGTGTTGCTTGCGAATTACGCAAACGTGCGCGTTCTAGGCGAATAGCGGTTTCGATTGCTTGCGGGCTTGTATAAATCAAACCTTGAATTGGGCTAATGAACTGAATTACGTCTTCATGTCGGATAGGTAGCCCGTTAAACAAAATTTGTTTTGACGGCGCATAAAACACGGGGCCGGCCTGATCCAACGTAGTGACCATGGCGGACGGTAACCGTGTAAACGACGTGGGGAACCCGTCGCTAGTTCTTTCGGTGACGTATAAAAAACCGCGTTGCGTAAAAAAAATGTCGTCAAACAACCACGCTAGCAACGTCGAATTTGGGACCGATTTATCAAGGCGACGCAACCAAGAGCGCGGCGCTTCCGGCACCTGTTCCATTTCTTCGCCGTTCCACATTTCCTTGTACATGACCAACGGCATACAAGAAATAACCGACGCCAAAAGGTCCCTAGCCCTTGAAATTGCCGGGACCGCCATACAGCGTTGGCGCGCCGTACCGTCAACATACGAATAGAAATTATTTATTTGTGACGCGCCGGCGTTGCTACCCGCGGCGGCTTTCACAACGCGCGACGGTTCCGGGGTTCGTCCAAATAGTGCCATACGCCAAGTGTGCCACATAAAACGGCGTGTTGGTGGCACTAGCCGCCCCGCACTTATCCCCGACAGATAGGCCGACGGCTAGCGCCTGTTTTACCTTAGCGGGTTGCCGATACCACCACGGGTTTGCCGACAAGTTGTGGCCGGCTTGCTAATGCGGCTGCCCAAACCATACAGCGGGCCGCCTCGATTGGTCCCGGTGAACGTTGCGACGACAACGCTATGGAACCTTGATGTTTTACTAACACGGCGCGTTCGCAATGTTCGACTAGCAACAATTCGCCGTTGTGGCAGATCCGATTTTCTAAAACCATGGCTTTTACGGCCGCTGTCCACTTTAAAAGTTCCTTATACCCGACAATGGTTCGCCGGTGTTCGTGTTGCGGCGGATAATGGATTTCTAGGCCCGGCACAATCGCCACACGTAGCCCGGGATTGACGGCTATTTGGGTTTCCATTTTTAGCCATAGTTCCGCCATGCTTGACGCCGTGAACGCCACCGTTACGTGAGTTTTGCGGCCGTTTTGAACGGCGCGAACCGCGACATAACGGCTGTCGTCCAATGACGCTTCGATAGCCAATACGCCACCGGCCGGTGCCGGGTCGTCGGTTTTAAGGGCGGCAAACACGCCCGGCTCGAGCCATGACGTCGTGGACGCTTGCCATAGGTTCACCGACGCACGTAAAAACGCCGCCCGGTTAGGTGCTTGGGCTTCCGCCTCAATTACCCGCATTTCCAACGTATGCCCCAACGCCGGGTTCGCATAAACCCAAGCCGCCGGATCCATTGGGTCCAAATTGCTAGGCGGCGAATATTCCGCAAAATACAACGCGGTTTGTTGCCCGCTGTCGATAGCGCGTAATCCTTGGTCCCGCCAACGCAACATGGCGCGGCTTTCTTGTGTACCGGCCGTCGAGGTCATTAACAGCATGGGGTTTTTACGTGCGCGTTGCGACGGCAATAAACCCTCATCTATGGCGGCCTCGGAAATGTCCCAAACCTCGTCGGCGATAATCAAATCGCACGAATAGCCGTGGCCGGCTGACGGGGTAGCCGCTCGAATATGCCAAACGGATCCGTCGGGCATGGTCAGTTTTTGCCGGCCATAGGACCACGACACAACCGCCCCGAACCGGTCCGCCATAATCGGGGCAAGATAACTAAACAACGCCGTAGCCAAATCCAACTTGTGGGCCGTGGTAATCACCGTTTGCGGCTTACCGCGGGCCTTTCCTTGGGTCGCAAGAAACCACCCCAACAGCGCGGCGTTCAAAGTTGTTTTACCGTTCTGTCGAGCCACGGACACAAGCGCAACACGGTGTAACCAATCCCCGTTTGCGTCAAATGCGGTAATACCGCGCAACACGTGAATTTGCCACGGCATAAGTTCAACGCCCAACACTTGGATAGCGAAATCCGCTACGTCCCCGGACCAATCCCCAAAACCACTATGGGTAGTTGTTTCCAATCGAGGACGGTCCCGACCAGTTTTGGCCAGTTCCCGCCAATCCGCGCCAATTAAGGCCGGTTCCGTTTCGGATATACGAAATACATCGTGCGGGGGCTTCTGTTGCTCGGAAAAAAAACGCTGAGAGTGTTCGACGTCGTTAAACCCTTGTGGGTGTTGGGTTTGCGCTTGGTGCTTGGCTTGTGCGTAGCGTTGTCCTCGTCGTGCGTTACATGGTTTACACGCGGGTACGAGGTTGTCTAAGGCGTTGGATCCGCCGGCGTCTGTTGGTTGTAGGTGGTCGGCTTCGGTTGCTAGTGCTTGGCCGCACCAATGGCATGGCGGTTCGTCGGCTAGTAGTCGAGCGCGGTTGCGTTTGAATTCGGCTTGGTTGCGTTGTTTGCTGTTTGCGCTTGTGGGCATGGTTACTCCCGCGCGCTTCGCGCTTGGGCTGCCGCGCAAACGTGCCGTTTGCTTGGCCTCGGGGTTATGCGCTTAGGTTTCATGTCGGGCTCGGTTCGTGTGCGTTGGTTTGTTAATGGTTTGTTTGTGGCCGCCGAGCGTGTTCACGAGGGTTAAGGGTTCCCGACGGCCACGACGCTAAGCCTAGTGAGGTAATGCCCGCCCACGGGGTAGCCTCTTGCCCGTTCCCTATTGCTGTTCTTAAAACGTTTGTTTACGTTTAGCCCGGTCGCCTTGCCCAAACCATTTCGTGTTGCCTGTTTCGGGGCGCGACCGCCTACCCGCGTTCCCGCGTGTTCTCGCCCGCCCCATGCCACCGGGGTACGCCCATGATTGTTATTCAGTTGTCGACGCTTGCCTAACCCAAAATCCTTTTAATGTCCGCCATGTCCGAGGGCCGCCAAACGTATTTGTATACCGGAAACGTGTCCGGCAGATTGGCTAGCCATAAGTCCTGCGCCTTGGTTGTGGAACCGGTTTCGCGTTTCAGTTCCGCGAAAATGACTATTCCCGCCTTGACTAGCACGAGATCCGGAAACCCGCTGTCCCCTTGGACGTTGGTAGCCCACGAGCCGTTACGTCGCATAGCCGGCAAATCGTGGTGGACGAGCCAACCGCGCCATTGCGCTAGTTCGATAACCGTGTTTTTAAACGCGGCTTCTCTCATTCCTCAATGTCCCTACGGTCGAGCAAATCGAATTGTTGGATTGCTTCACGGCCGTTAATCGACATGAAACGGTCCGGCGTGTAAACCGAGGTTTGGATTTCTACGGCGTGTTTCAGTTTGGCGGCAACGTCGCGCCACCGGTCCAATTCCCGTCGCGTTTCATTCAATGCGTCAACCAATGCGTCGACTACGTGCGGCAAATCTCGGTTAAGCATTGTCTACGTCCTTTTTCAATGCGTCGATAACGCGGTTAGCGTCCGCGACGGTTAATGCTTCGGGTACTTTACTGTCGTCGTCTAACAACGCTTGTACGTAGTTAAATAGCGCTTCTTCGTCGAGCGACAGTTTTTTGGCTAGCGATTTCATATAGGCAAGTTGTTTTGGCGTGATTGCCTTGGATCCGCCAATGGTGGTGATTTCGTCGGACCTATCGACCGGTGCCGGCCGGGGGGCGGCGGGCTTGTCCGGTTGGTTGGCACGTGCGGCCACCTCGTTTTGGCTTGCTATGGCTTTGTTGATACCGAAACCCATATAGCCCAATGCGCGGCCGAGCGCCGAGGTCATGCCAACCATAAATTCGCTGTTTTTCGTGTATGGCGTTTTGCCCGGGTACGGTTCGGCTGCCGTAGCAATGGCGGGTATTGGGTCGGTGGCGTCACGCCACACGGTCACCGTACAACGATAAAACGTCGAGCCGTCCGGCATGGTTACGACTTGTGCGTCGGTTTCTTGGATCCGCAAATCGGGGTATCGGTTCAATGCTTCGCGTAAACGGGTTGGTACGTCTACGTAGTCGCCAATGCTAAATGCCATGTCGGGCCGCCTTTCTTGTCGGGTTTTATACGGTATGGCTTGGGTGTAATGCTGTTGGGCCGTCGTAGGCCGTATTGGTCATAAGGTCGATTACTTGTGTTGGTTCTAGTAGCCAACCTCGGGCCGGGTTGTTTGTTTTGTTGCCGAACGTGCGTTTTGTTTCCCAGTTGAATAGCGCCGGGTTTTTACGCAAATATCGTTTTAGTCGTTGTACGTCGATAATTACAAATGCGCCGTTAAGCGTGTACACGTAAACCCACCATGTCGCCTTGGTCGTGTTGATACCGGACAGTTGCCAGTTGTCGGTTTTGGCGTCTTGGGCGGGTAAATGCTCGGTTTCGATAATCATTCGGCCATTGCGGTAACGGTCCGTTTTAACCTCAAACGAACCGGATCCGATAGCGGCCAAAAATTGGCGGGTTAGGGCCTCGCCCTGTTGCCCGTATTCTTTGTCGAGCGCAAACTGCGTAGCCGGTATGTCGTATTCGGGTACGTATTCGGCGCGTCTAATCATGGTTAGCGCCTAACGCGTCAAGGGTATCCATAATCGTTTTCCAATAAATGGTTTTGCCCTCTAAATCAAAATCAAACGCCATGTTTTTAAGCCGTGTGATTAGTTCGGCGTTCGGGTTTGTTACCGGTACGTGTTGCGGCCGGCAAATTTCGGTTATGAGGTTGGCAAAAACGTTTTGGTATTCGGGCGTCATGTCGGGGCCTTTCTAGTTGGCTGTTGCCCATGGTAGCCAACCGCTGTTGCGCCAAATGGCAACCATAGCGGCGGCGTTAATTTGCGGATCCAAAAGGTCCTCGCACGTGTTCAATATGCCCTTGGCCTGTAACCAACCGGTAGGCCAGTAGGTGGACGGGCGGCACCAAAAGGAATTTATTTGCCAAATTCCGTAAGATTGGCCGACGGTATCGGCTTTATTGTGGGCGTCGGACCAACAACGGCTTTCGCGTCGAGCGACCTTTACCGCGGTTCCTAGTTCGCTTGTAGGCAAACCGGCTGCGACCGCTAACACGCCAACTTGGGCGCAATTCGTCGTTTTAACGATTGGCCTAGTAGTAGGTACGGGCGGCGCTGTAACGGGGCTGTACGGGGCTGTAAACGCGGTTTCCGCCAATTGTGGAACGTCGTTCGGTCCCTTGTGTAGTTGCCCTATAGTCATAGCAAGCATGGCGGCAACAAATCCCATAGCGGTTTTCGTTAAAATATCCATTAGTTATGCCCTTTCGCATTGGTACGGAACGCCCCACGAACCGGTAGCGGGGCTTCGAAACGCCATTTGGGCGTGTAATGTTTTGCCGGTTTCCGGGTCCCGGAATAGTTGAAACATGACCTGTTGGCCGTTTTCCAACGTGGTTAGGTACACCTCGTAAATAAACGTTTGCGGTTCATTTCCCATAATTGGCCTTTCTGTCGGTAATTCGACCTTAGGCAATCGGTGGCATTTAGTGGTGGATTTAGCCGAAAACCTTTTTAAATACGGCTTTTACGGCTTCGGGATTGTCGGCTATGCGCGGATCCAATTCAACGTGGTACCAGTCGCCACGGGGCGCACCGGTGAGAGTGGGCCGCGTGTACTTTTCCCATGCTTGGCGGTCGCAACGCCAACCCGCGCCGTACGGGACGGGGAAATAATCCAATACGGCTTGGATACCGAAATCGTTAGCGTGTTCCAAAATGCGGTTAATAACGGCGCGAGCGTTTTTACGATTGCTTTTCGGGTGCTGCGCGCTTGCTCGATACGACAAATCGACGGCCCGGCCGGTGGCGTGAACGCTTAACGTACCGGGTTTTCCTCGAACGTCACGTTGGCCGAAACTGCCATTGTTGAATAACGCGCCGTCCGAGACACGGATAATTTGTTTAATAAATTCGTCCATGCCGGGGCGGGCCTGTTTGGCGGGGCCGTCGCTGTTACCGATATAGTCCCGCGCATTGGGAATATTCGGTTTAGCCTTGGCAAACGTCATTTACCGCGCCCATAAGCCGGGTCGTGTGGATTGGCCCAACGCATAACAACCGGGATTAGTGCGGCCACGGCGGCTTTTAACCAATCTTGCGGATCCGTGTTACCCGTCGAATACACGGCAACCGCGGCGGCGATAGCGGAACGTGCGTAACTTGCCAATATTGCCTTAGTTTGCTTATTCATTGTGGGCCTCGATATGTCCGTCTATTTTTTGTTCGATACGACCTAATGCCCGGTGTACGGATCCGTGGTCCTCTCGGTTTTCTTTTGCGTATTTACCAATAAGCGCAATGACCAAACCGAAACCGCCACCGATAAAAGCCACCACAATCTCAATAGCCACGACACGCTACGCCGCATTATCGGGGTCGATTTCCGGGTTTGGTGGCGCCATAAAATCGTCGGCGTCCGGCAAATAGATATATCCAACGCCGGCGTAGGTTTTATTCAGCAAATCGAAATAGGTACGTACCCACGTACCGGGGTAACGCTCGGGATTTTCCGCCATAAATTCCGGCGTAACTACGTGAACCGCCAAAACAATATTGTTTGCGTCAATTTGCGCAAAATAACTATGGCTACTCATACCTTAAACCTCACGTAAACAATGCCGGAACCGCCCGAACCGCCGGCCGTCGATGTTCCATTATTTGGGTTTCCGCCACCACCGCCGCCGGCTGCTGTATTAGCCGAGGCCGACGAACCCGCCGCCGACGTTCCGCCACCGGCACCACCAATTGACGAACCGCCCGCACCGCCAGTATTTCCGCCACCACCACCGCCGGCAGCCTTATAAAGCGTTGACCCGCCAATAAACGCGCTTACGTCTGTTCCCGCGCCACCGGCGCCGCCCGTACCGCCTGAACCATTGCCACCGGTTGCCGCTGTTCCGCCGCCGCCACCGCCGCTACTGTCGTTTACACCATTACCGCCCGAATAACCGTAATCCGTGTTGCCGTAAATCGAGGCTACGCCAGTAGTAAAATTGGTGTTTCCTGAACCGCCGCCGCCGCAACCGCCTTTGGTGTTTTCTGTTGTTGTTGGTGCGACCGCAAACGCCAAAACACCCGGACCGCCACCGGCAATAGACAAAACCGAACCGATAATCGACGCGCCGCCTGTTGCGCCGTTTTTTGTTCCCGCCGCACCGGCGCCACCGGCACCACCGGCGCCACCGGCACCGACTGTAACGGAATAGGAACCGGCCGTTAAATAAATTGTTGACTGTAATTTTCCGCTAGCGCCGCCGCCGCCGCCCGGTCGACTAGTGCCGTCTTGCCCGGCCGAACCGCCGCCGCCGCCACCGAACATAAGCACGTCAAACAAACCGCCGGCCCCCGACACGGTTAAAGTGCCGTCGCTTGTAAACGTCAACAGCGTGTAATTAACGCCGGAAACGGTAATCGACGAACTACTACCGCCGGTTGCTACCCCGTAATTGGCGCCGCCTGACCCGGGAAAAAATATTGCTGCCGACGCCGAGGTGAAATAAAGCGACCCGCCCCCCCATTGCGCCAACGCTAAAGAACCTGCTGTAGTAACTGTCGCCGTACCGGCCGTAATGGTACAAGTACCGGCCCCGATATTGTGGATCCAAACACTATCGCCGGCGCTAAAAATGCTTGTATTAACCGTAATTGTTGTGGCGGTCGCCTTATTCATAACGATACGTTTTCCGGCGTCTGCCGCGACAAGGGTATAACTATCGGTTTTGTTTGATACCGGGATATTAAACGTCGAATTCA